AGCCGGTGCAAGGAAGCAAAGGGTAAGGTGAAGTTGACTGAATTGACACTTGACCACGTGGTTCCAAGATCGCATGGTGGTAAGACCAACTGGCTGAATGTATGTACATCCTGCAAGACGTGTAACAGCGACAAGGGTGCAGACCATTTGATTGTACCAAAGAAGAAGCCTTACAAGCCGACTTACTACGAAATATTGGCTAAGAGGAAGACTCTGCCGATTCATATCCGTGATGAAGAATGGAAGTTTTATATCAATTGGCCAGAGCATCTGGTCAAAGTTTTGCCGCAACCAACCGGCCCTGCAAGTTGAGTACTAGTCAACTGCTACAGAATAGCACCTTCGGGTGCTTTTCTTTTGGTTATATACTTTGTTAATGACAAAAAGAGTTAAAAATCGCCTATATTTGTCCAATAAAATCAGAATTACTTGAGCGAGATGGTAAATAAAAACGTATAGAATTGCTCTTACAATAAACATTTAACCAAAGGAAAATAAAATGGCAAAAGCAAACAAGAAGGCAGCAGCACCAGAAGTAGTAGATGCACCAGTGACAGCAGCAACAGAAGCTCAAACAACAACTTCAGTAGAACCAGTTCAGCTTACAATTGCTGATCTTCAACTATTGGCTCGCGTTGTGGATTTGGCTTCACGTCGTGGCGCGTTCCAGGCAGGTGAGTTATCGCAAGTCGGAGATGCTTATAACAAGCTATCTGGATTCCTTGCATATGTAGAAAGTACACAGGCAAAGGAAGCGACAGCAGAAGCACCAGCGACAGCAGAAGCACCAGCAGCATAACCAAAGGGGGTAATTCCCTTTTAAGGAGTAATTATGGCAATAGAAGGCCTAAAAAAGCACGCCGGTCAGCTTTTAAATACCGGAGTCCGTGTTGCTGTAGTGTTTAGAAAACTTCCAAACGATGAAAACAATTGTTTAATCGTTGAAACAGAACGTCTTCCAGACAGCTATCACGACTATTTAATTCAATGCCTTAACAGCAAAGAATCCGTGGAGACGAATGATTTCTATGAAGTCTTAAACCGCAGAACATTTCCGGATGGCCTGAATTGTTTAACAGCACTCCACCAGCGCGGATACCTACGTAAGGAACCTGTAACTAATATTACAATGCTCCCATTACCGGGTCAGGCTGTACCATTAGCACTTATCAATGCAACCATTGATAAGAAGGTCGATGAATATTTGGCCAAGCAAGCGGCACCAGTTGCACCAGTAGTAGCGGCACCAGTTGGTGATCCTGTTGCTGTGGCAAGAGGTCTTATCCTCCAGGCAGAGCTTCTTGAGAAAGATGCTGCTGCGAAGAGAGAAGAAGCCTATACCTTGGATCCTGATTCGAAACCTGGGCGCGGCCGCCCAGCACTACCAGACGATACTAAAGCTGTGAAGCTTGAGGAACAGAAGAATAAGCGTCGAGAGCGTGATCAACGCAAGGCTGCTGAAGCTAAGGTAGAAAAGAAAGAAGCGGTTATTGATGCCAAAGTTGCAGCCAAACTCAAAAGAGATGCTGCGCGAGTCAACACCAAGTAAATCTTATCATAATACGGCTGGTTTTTAACCAGCCGTATTCTTATAAATATAAGGAGTACCTGGGAGATGAGTAACATGGCAAAGAAAACGACAACGAGTTTCAATATAGATAGAGCTATCAGCAGAATTGCTAAACCTTCTGTATTTGATCGTATTGTGAAAGAAATAGACGCTAAAGAGATTCCTTCTAAGTACATAGAACAAATTCTTGTTCAGTATTATGATGGAAATGTTGTTGAATTAAAGGGTGATGAACTTACTCATCCCATCCCTGTAAATAAAAATGCAACATGGGAAGTTATGGAAGATTCGTTTAAGAAAATGAGAGATGTAAAGATCTTTATCAATACTGATAAATTAGAAAAAGATATTAATGAATTAGTTGAAGGTTATCTAGGTAATCATTGTTAAGAATTAAATCTCTTTTCCAACCATTCGAAATCATTGATCAACCTGATAAATTCAGGTTGATCCTTATGTATTCTGCCAAACTCGGACCCATCAATTGCACCCATAATAGCAAAGTCCCCGAAGTCTCTATCTTTACCTTTGGTGCACCATATATCAAGTCGCTCTTCTGTTTCTATATTATCCTGATTAGGAATTATCTTAGAAGCAAGTTTCACACACTCTCTAAATCCGCTGCGCCACGCAGAGAATGGATCAGTATTGAATCTGGTTATATTACTTACTTCAGGTATTACCTTAAGACTCTTTGATACAGTTGTTGTAAAATCAATTGGAGATCCAAGATATGTCTTTAAAGCCCTAGTTGGAAATAACTTTATGCCACCATATCCATATTCTAAATCATTCACAGGATTATGAGAATGCCATACATGGACAGAACTTCTATCTAGTGACTGTGGTTGATAACTAAAATTAAATGTAGAAACAACTTCAGCATCAGCATCAACAATATAGAACATATCTGTTTCTGCTAACCGCGCCGCCAACTTATGTGCTCTTAGGATACCTTTTTCGTTGTGCAATCTTTTCGCTTTAGGAAATCGTTCTAATAGTTTATTATAGTTTACATCAGCATATTCTTCATCATAGCTCAGAAATATAATATCAAAAATAGGATAGGTGTATATTTTATCTACAGAAACTTTAAGACTTATCTCACCACTCTTCAATGCTACATCACTATAATTTGATGGATCCTTCTGTACATTAAGTGTATTGTATAGACGAACAGATCCTTCACTATTCCATAGATGGACATAATCTTTGTCCCATGCATCAGGTTTAAAGGAAAAATCAAAATCGGGAAATAATATTTCCTTATCAGACTTAATAACATAAAAGAAATCTCCCATGCAGGATGTCGATATCTCAGTTATAATATCTGTTGTTAGTTCACTATTTTCAGAGAAGAACTTTTTGGTTATATCAACTTTCTTACAGATCTCATTTGTCACGTATTCAGTCTGGCTATCATAGATTATATAGATATTCTGCTTCATTAGATTCCCGTTAAGTACATTGTTATTTAGTTCAATTCTGTTGACTAAAAGTATAATTATACGCTATAATATCAACAATATCAAGGAGCATCGGTGAAAAAATTACTTGTCAGTCTGGTTACTGTATTTGCCACAATGGCTGTCATGGCTGAAAATACAGATTGGCAAGTAACTGAAGTAACCGGACATGACAAAAGTGTCGCAGGATATATCTATCACACTGGCGCAGTTGGTACACAGGTCGGTACAAAGACGATGAAGGCTGCTACCAGTCTACGTCTTGTATGTTCTAGCAAGGTCTCTCCACAACGAAGTGGAGACCCTCTTATTGCTGTCTACTGGAATACAATGACAGGCAATGCACCGCAGTTTCCTCTGATCCAAGTGGATAAGAAAGATATTGGCCTACCGGTGCAATGGATGCAAGACGGCCAGCTGTTGATGCGTTCTGTATATGAATCAAAGGAACTAATCCAGGCACTAAAGACAGGCAGGAATATTAGTTTTACTTGGATAGGTACAGATGCTGTACGTCGTACCACCATGTTCAATCTTCGTGATTTTAATGAGCATTTAGGTGAATTTAATTCATCTTGCAAGACGGAATTATAAATAGATAATACACAGAGGTTCTATGAAACGTCTTTTAGGCAATACATTCTTTGTCATTATCCTATCATTGATTTTGACTGTTCTCGCTATGAATTGGTTGATCAATGGAAGTCCCACAAAATCCTTTTTTGGACCTATTATCACTGGTATAAACAGTGAAGCTATCAGCAGCGTGGATGTCGAATTCAACAATAAGAAGATAAATCTTAATGTCCACCTTAACCGATCATTAACTTGCAAGCAAGTGATCAAAACACTCGGGATACAATCCTTCTCTATAAAGGAAAGGAAATATGCGCCGACCTGTTCAAGGATCAGTGGAGAATTAATAATCGTCACATATAGTGAAGTAGTATCAACATGAAGGAATTTGTATTAGTTGAGTTTTTGGTTAGTGCAGAAGATCATCCGCAACTGTTGGAGAAATTCAAGACACTAGGTGAAGACTTTGAACTAATCAAGACTGATTATGAATGGGATGGTGATACTGACGGATATGTTAACCGTTGGTACAGAATGTCGGGACGTATCAATTCTGCTTATGCGACTATAATTAAATTGCAAGATCCGTTTCTTGCAGGATGTATGCGTATATCTTATATTCCGGAAGACCTTAAGAACAAATATCGAACATGAAATTTTATGCCAAGACTCCACGCATATCTGCTGTGGAGCACCACGACTATGAGTTACTACTTGGGGTAGATGCCAATCTGGCCGGCCGTGGGAGCATGAAGGTCAATGATTGGGCAAGTGGTTGGATATTCGAGGCAGATGAAGAATTTGCATCCTACTGCATGATGATGTATGGATTCACACTACCTTCTATAACAGAAGAAGAATACAAATTACTAAAGACCTGCAAGATAATCTTTTTTAGCAAGGAAAGGACTGCCCAACTTAGGAAGGCCACAATAGCATCGCTTCCTAAAGATAAATACTAGATGACAACTATCGCAAGTATCCAAGCATTACCGACAAGCCCGTTTGAGGGCAGTGGTATAGTTGGTATTGTTATCACTAGCGGCATTCCTAGTTACTTCAAACTAACTGGTTCAGATCTCAATAGGATAACTTCATTTAATTGGTATCCTAAAAATCCTGCAAGCGTAAAGTTCGAAGTAAGGCAATTGATCCTTGTAGATAATACACAAGGAACCTTTATGGTTCGTGTTATAGATAATCTACTAGATACAAATGACCGAGGCGGCCGAATAAGTTTTCAAATAGATGATGGCTCTACATTTTCTGCGCCAGTTATGACATATGGTCCTGTGTCGGTTGGACCACTTTGGACTGCACCAGGACAAGGCCTCATTACTGGTTGACCTTAGTTTACATTTATAGTATAATACTAAGATGAAACATCTGATCTTAGCTGTCTGTGCAGCAACCATGTTGATTGGGAATGCCGAAGCAAGAGGCATCAGTAAACATCATGTGCGTTATGTTCCGGCGACGACCTTTAGTGCAAAGAGCTTTCTGGTAGCCAGTGAAGATGGAACAATCTTAAGAGAACAAGATAGTGACACAATTCGTCCCATAGCTTCAATCAGTAAGCTCATGGTCGCATTGCTCGCATCAGAGCAGGATCTCACTGAATCTTTAGTAATCCCGACAAAGCGACAAGTACATAGTAGCATTCCTTATAAGGTCGCATCACTCACACGTTATGAATTGTTAACACTAGCACTTGTTAGATCAGATAACTTTGCAGCACAAATTCTATGTACCAATCTACCTAATTGTGTTGAGCGTATGAATGGGAAGGCGAAAGAAATTGGGATGGCTAGTACACACTACGAAGAACCAACAAGGTTGGATAAAGGTAATGTTAGTACCGCGCATGATTTATTGAAGTTGCTTATGGTTGCATCCTTAAGTGGGACTATCAAAGATATATCACA